CCGTCAGCGTGGTCACCAGCAGGATGAACGGCTCCAGCAACCCGGGCAGGACCCCGATCACCGGGGACAGCGTCTCCCCAATCACCTGAGCCAGCACGGCGATCACCGGGGCCAGCTGCTGGCAGAACGTGGACACCCCAGCCAGCAGGGGAGTCAGGATCGGCAGTGCCGCGGCGACCAGCTGCCCGATCACGCCGAGCAGTGGGGCCGCCGCGACGGCCAGCGACGACAGGGCTTGAGCCGCCACCTGCAGCACGGGGCCGAGCGCGGCCAGCACGGTGGAGAGCGCGGGCCCGAGCGCGGTGATCAGGGCCTGGATCCCGGGCGCCAGCGCGGAGATGACCGGGCCGAGCATCTGCAGCGCCTGCCCGAGCAGTGGAGCCGCGGTCGTCGCCAGCAGCGACATCGTTTGGAACAGGGCCTGCAGGCCCTGCTGGACGGCCGGGCTGCCGAATGCCGCAGCCGCCGCCCCGGTGATCGTCTCCAGCGTGCTGATGAAACCGGCGCCATTCGCCTGGGCCGCGCCGAACACGTTGCTCACGATCGAGCCGACGTTGCCCAGCACCCGGCCCATCTGCGCGACCAGCTCGATGGCCTGCTCGATGGACTGCTGCATGGCGCCCGAGTTGAACGACTCGGTCATCCGCTGCTGCACGCGGGTCAGCGCACCGCCGGCCGACGCCGACAGCCGATCGAAGCTGGGGGCCGCTGCCGCGCCGACCTGCACCAGCCCCTGGATCACGGTGGCCGGCAGCTCGCTGAGGTGCGACAGGCCAGCCGACGCCGAGGCGAGCGCGCGCCCGAGGGTGCCCGACTCGGCCAGCTCGGTGGCTGCCGTGCCGGTCTCCTTGGCCATGGTGTTCAGGTGCCCGGCGGCCGTCGTCAGCGCGCTGTGCAGCACCGGCAGGGTGGCGGTCGCGGTGGTCCGCAGGGTCTCGTCCAAGCCCTTGAACAGCTGCTGCTGCACGTCGAGTTTGAGGGCGTCCAGCTGGGGCTTGAGGCCGATCAGCTCCTGCACGAACGCGCGCGCCGACGGGGCCAGCTTGGCCATCGCCTCCGCCAGCGGGTCGACGGCTCCGGCCGCCCCGGCCGCCTGCTGAGCCAGAGCCTCCTGCGCGTCCGCGATCGAACGCAGCCCCTTTTCCGCGGTCTTCGCCTGCTCGGCCTGCGCGTCCGCCAGTGCCTGCCGGCGGTCGCCGAGTTCGCGCTCGGCCATCGCGACCCGGTCGGCGGCGGCGACCTGGGCGTCCGCGACGGCCTGTGTGCGGTCGCCGACTGTGCGGGTGGCGCTGTCGACCTTCTCCTGCGCGGTCACAACCCGCTGGCTGCCCTCGACGCCGGCGGCGTTGGCCTGCTCAACCTGGGCCTTGAGCCGGGCGTAGGCGATGCCCTGCTCATGCAGCCGCTGCGTCGCCTGGTCTAGCGCGAGGAGCGCGGCCGCCTTCTGCCGCTCCGTCGCGCTCGGGTCGGCCATGACCTTGTTGAGGGACTCCTGGGCCTCCTGCACCCGAAGCGTGTTCTCGCGCTGGTCGAGCCCCGAGTCGGTGAGCCGGTTGTTCAGGTCCTCCAGGTCCTGCGCGGCCCCCTTGCGGGCGTCGGCCAGCGCCTGCTGGGCGGACAACGCCGCCCTCTGCGCGTCCGTGAGCGACCGCTCCGCCTGCGCCACCGAACGGGCGGCCTGCACCTGCGCGTCCGCCGCCGCCTTCGTCGCGTCGCCCACCGACCGTTGGGCATCCGCTACCCGGCGCGCGGCCTGCTCGTTGGCGTCGGCGGCCTGCGTCATCGCGTCTTGCACCGCGCGCTGGGCCTTGGCCGCCTGCTGGGCCGCCCCGGCTGCCGCTGCGGCGCCGCCCTCCGCTGGGGCCCACGCCGCCTGCACGGCCGCCCCGATCCCGCGGGTGCCGATCTTGAGCGCACCGACCGCCGAGCCCACCGACAGGACGGCGGTAGCCGCGACCCCGGCGGCTGGCGCCATGTTGGCGAGCGCCGCAACGACGCCCGACAGCACGGGCACCAGCGCGCCAAGCGTGGCGGCCGTGGAAGCACCGGCAGCGGCCACCCCCGCCAGCGGCTGGACCGCGCCTGCCGCTCCCACCGCCAGCCGTTCCAGGCTCCGCCCAGCCCGGTCGGGACCGTCGGTGTCGCCGACGTGCTCGGCGACCTCATGCACAGCCTCCAGCTCGACGACGGCCTCGGTCGCATCGACCTGGACCTCGATATCGGGCTCGACCTCATCGACCCGGCGCGCTGCCTCGCTGATCGCCGCGAGCGCTGCCGACGCCGCGCCGATCTGCGCCTGCACCTCAACCGTGGGATGAGTCAGCGCCAGGCGCCCAAGGTGGGCCTCCAGCTGTTCCATCTCCTGGAGGGCCTTGGCGGTGGTGATGTCGACGCCGATGCGCTTGTCTGCGAGCGCCGCCAGCTTCCCGCGTAGCTCGGACAGCTCGCGGTCCACGGGGGACGTGTCGGCATTGACCTCGATCTCCGGCAGGGCCGCGATCGCGACCCGGAGACGGTCGCGGATCGCATTGCCCAACCGCTCGCCGAGCGCGGTGCCTTGGCGCGTGGCGTCGGCCTGGGCACCTTCGAGCCCGCTCATGTCGATGTCCAGGCTGGTGACCAGCCGCGGCAGGTCGATCCGCTCTCCGGCCATCGGGGTCAGCCTCCTATCGGCATCTGGGCGAGGGCCATCAGGCCCTCGCGGGTGGCGTACATGCCCGGGTCGTCGTCGGGTTCGTCCTGCTCGACGGCACCGGTGGCGATGCGGTGCCGGTCGAGCAGGGCGTGCAGCAGGGCCGGGGACATTGCCCAGAACTCGCCCTCAGTGCGGCGGAGTTGGACGGTCCCGATGTAGATCAGGTCAGCCCAGGAGATCCGGTCGTCTCCGGGCTGCTGCCGTTTCCCGGGCTGCCGGCACCGAACGCCTCGACGAGGGAGGTCTGCATCGCGGTGGCGTACTCGCGGATGAGCTGGGGAGCGAGGAGGTCGCCGAGGTCGCGCCCATCGGACGACCGCTTGTAGACGATCTCCTCGACGGTGCGGGCGCCTGCGGCGTCGACTCGGTGGCGGACATGCGCGGTGAACCCGCCATCCGGGTTGACGAGTCCGGCGCCGAGCAGGTCCATCAGCGGGCCGAACGCGGCGCCGTCGCCGGTCTGGTCGATGGCGCTCTGAATGCCGGAGACGGAGCCGAAGCGCTGCTCCAGCAGGGCCAGGCTGCGGAAGGAGTACCGCAGCCCGGCCGCGCTGCCGTCTGCCAGCGTGATGTCGATGGGCTGGACCAGGGCCGCGGCGGGCGTGAGAAAGCTCATGTGGGTGTCCCCTGGGGTGAGATGGGTGGGAGGTGGCCGGGCGCTACGGGATGGCGACGGCGGTCTCGTTGAGGGTGATGCTCAGCCACTTGCCGGTGCTGGCGAGCGGCACGGCGGAGACCTCGAAGCTCGGGATGCGGTAGTCGTCCTGCGCGAACCCGAGGTCGGGGAACTTCGAGAGCATGCACTTGGAGAGGGTGACGTGGACGTCCCCTCCGATCAGGCTGGAGCCGCCGGGCGGGGTGACGCCCTCGATCTTGAAGTAGGTCGGCGCGCTGGTGCTCGTCAGCTCCCAGACGGCCTTCTGCGCCGGGGTCGCGCCGGAGTCGGTCACGGCCCCGCCGAGCATCGCCGCGAGCGCGTCGAGGCTGAGCAGGGCGTGCTTCGCGGAGGCGGTGACCCCGTCGATGTAGCTGCTGGTGTCCAGCAGGGTGTTGTCGCCACGCAGGGTCTTCGACTGGATGGAGCCGGAGATGGCCAGCTCCTGGATACCCGGGATGTCGATGCTGGTCGCGGCGTACGTGGCGGTACCGCCGACCGGGTCGCTGGTGAGTGCGGTGATCTTGCAGTCGACGATGCTGAACAGCTTCGTCACGTGGGAGAGGCCAGCCATGTCAGTTCCCTTCGGGGTCGGTCTCGGCCGGCTGGCCGAGGGTGGGCGGAGTGGTCGGCGGGCTCGCCGGGTCCGGGTCGTCCTGGACCGGCGCCTCCTCGGCGGACGCCGGGGCGGGCTGCAGGAGTCCGAGGTCGGTCTGCATGTCGCGGATGGTCAGGCGCACAGCGGCCGGCCACTCCTTCGCGGCGTCGTACCGCTCGCTGCCGGCCTGCCACGGCAGCCATCCGCCCCACACGTACTGGCTGGTGCCGGGCAGCCCGGGCGGGCCCGGGATGCCGAGCGCACCGGTCTTCCCCGCGTACCAGGCCGGCAGGCGCCACGCGGGCCACGTCGGGTCCATGTGCGCCGGGTCGGCGGGGTGCCACCAGCCCTGTGCCTCGACCAGCTCGCGGGGGTACCAGGTCTGGCCGTCGGGGGTGGGTTCGGCGACGGGGCCGGTCGGCGTCGGGTCGGTGGGGGTGCCGCCGGTGCCGGTGCCGGTGCCGGTGCCTGGCTCGGCGGGGTCGGTGGTGGGGGTGGTCATCAACTGCCCTTCTGGAGAGTGCGGGTGACCGTGACAGTGATCACGTGGCGGGCGATGTTCTCGGTGATCGGCTCGCGGTGCGCGGCCGTGAACTGCACCGCGTCGATGTCACTGCTGCCGGGCCCAGGCACGACAGGCTGCGAGCACAGCCACATGACTCGCTCGGCGAGCTGGTAGTCCTCGGTGTTCGGCGCGCCGCCGCCGGCCTGTGTGCGGGCCTGCTGGACGACGTCGACCTGCACCAGCTCTTGGATGGTGACGACCCGGTTGGGGTCGCCGTAGTCGCCGTTCGCCGTGGGGTGGGGGGCGTAGTTGGTGCCCTCCTGCACGACGACGTACGGCAGCGGCTGTCCCTCGGCGGGGCCGTCGCGGAACACCGGCACGCCGTCGAGGAGCGGGGCCAGGTAGGCGCGGAACGATCCGGCCGTGGTGGCGGCCATCAGCGGATGCCCTTCGCGTGCTGGCGGAGGAACGTCTCCGCCATGGCGACGGCCGGCCGCATGAACGGCTGGGCCCGGGTGCCGGGGTGGTTGACCCGGGCGACCGGGTGCGCGGCCCCCGGCCAGAACAGGGCCTTCTTGTCCTTGGGGACGATGACGTGCGGCGCGGTCCCGTACTCGACGTCCGTCGCGTACGTCACGTTGGTGCCGATCGTCACGCTGAACCGGAACCGGCTGCCGGACGGCACCGCGACGATGCTCGACCGCAGCCGCCCCGTGTCGACCGCGCACAGCGACTTGGCGTGGTTGACCATGTCGTTCGCGGCCCGCTGGGTTGCCTCCCGTGCAGCGCCTGACAGCCGGTCCAGCGTGGCGCGGAGGGCGCCCTGGAACTCGGTGCTGCGGACGGTGTAGTGGATGCCGGCCATCACGCACCTCCGATCAGCTGGTGGTGGTTGAGGTAGGGGGCGAGGAGGACGTCCGCCGTCACCACGCCAGTGCCGGAGCGCGGCGGCGCCGCGCCGTCCTCCGCCCCAGCGGGCTCGATGACGACGTTGTTGCCTTCGTCGTCCACCTGCAGCCCGCCGGGGGCGATGCCTCCGCCCGGGGTGCCCTGTCCCGTCGTGACGGCCTGCACCCACGCCGCGACCTGGGCCGTCGCCAGGGCAACCCCGGGCGGAGGAGTCTCGTAGCCGTACGATCCGGCCACCGACGCCGTGGTGCCCCAGCGGCGCCACAGGTTCGGCCAGCCGCCGGAGTACGACTCCGCGCCGACGACCAGGTCATCCCAGCCGCACAGCGCCAGCTGCACCGCGTCCACGCCACCGAGCGTCGCCGAGCTGGTGACCCGGTACGCGGACGGCGGGACGACGTAGTCGGTCGTCCCGGGCCCGGCGGACAGGGTGACCGTCGCCACGGTGCGGACGCGCCGGGGCAGCAGGATGCGCGCATCCGCACCGACCTCACCCACCACGGTCAGGTCGGTCGGCTCGAAGCACTGCTGCGTGTAGGCGTCCACCCGCTGCTGGGCGGCGAGGATCCACCCGATGACCTCCGGGTCGGTGCCGATGCAGCCTGCGGCGCGGGCCTGGGCGACGGTGCAGTACACGAGGGGTCAGGCCTCCTCGGGGGCGTCAGCGGCCGTCAGCGCGCACATGACGCCGTCGGTGACGGTCGTCCCGGCGACGCAGTGCTGTACGGCGCCGCCGCCGGGGTGGGTGGTGTAGGCGGGCCCGGTGACTCCGCCGTCGGAGTGGAGGGCCTGGTAGGCGTCAGTCGGGGCGGGTCGGCCGACCTCGAAGCCGACCAGGCTGATCCGCTCCGGGCCCGCCGGGGTCTGCTCGGCGGCCGGCTCAACGGCGGTGGCCTTGGTAGCCATCAGCTACCTCCGATCACGCCGCGGGTCCGCAGGGCGGCCAGCAGTGCGTTGAACTCGGCCTGGGTGGGCGCGGCAGCCGAGTTGTTGACCACGGGCAAGGTGGTGCCGGACAGCAGCGCGGTGCCGCCGGCCACGACCTGCACATCGACGGTGACCTGCCCGGAGCGGACGGTGCCGCCCTTGGTGAGGTTCACCTGCATCGGGACGCCGGCCATTACGGCAGCGCCTGGAACGTGACCTTGGTGAACGCGGCCGGGGTGTGAACCGCCACGTTCGCCCTGCGCTCGGCCAGGATCACCAGGGTGTTGGCGATGAAGAAGTCCGCGTGACTATCGCTCATCAGGATGGTGACGCCCTGCCGCTCCCACAGCGTCGCACCCATGCGGAACCCGCCCATCAGTGCGGTGCCCGCAGCCATGGCCACGGTGGTGACGACCGTCAGCCCCCAGATCCTCGGCGGGCCGCCGGCGTCCTGGACGTTGGCGATGACGCGGAACTCGCCGGTGGCCGTGGTGTCGAGCTCGATGTCCTGCCAGTCCGACGGGTTGAGCACGACGGCGTCCGGCGGGTAGAGCGCCAGCTCCTGGACGGTCCTGGCCTTCCTGACCGTGATGAGCTTGGCGTCGGTGTTCCCGGACGGTGGCTGGTAGGCGTTGATGCCGGACGTGGTGAGGATGCCCTGCATCTGGGTGGTGCCGTTGCCGGTGAGGATCTCCCGGTCCATCTTGAAGTCGAGGCCGTACGTCAGCCGGCCGTTGATGTAGCCGACCAGCTGCCCGTTGTCGTCGGCGGCCTGCCGGGTGATCGGCACCCAGTGGGCGACCGTCTTCAGCGACGTGGTGATCAGATCGAACTGGAACGGGCCGCTCATCGGCTTGTTGGTGCCCTCCGGCACCACGGCGGCCTTGTTCCACGTGCCGGAGCCGGTGACCGGGCCGGACACGTCCCGCATGTACTCCAGGGTGGTGCCGTCCGAGGTCTGCCTGTCGAGGAGGTTGGCGATCAGCAGCGGGTAGTCGGGGTTCTGGGGGATGACCCCCGGCTGCCGCTGGTTCTGCTTGAGCGGGGTGGCGGTGGTGACGGTGCCGGCCGGGGCGTCGCGGTGCTCGATGGCGATCTTGCCGACCATGCCCTGCGCCCGGTAGTGCTGCAGAGCGGCGGATCGGACGAACGCCTCGGCAGCGCTCACGGCGGGGTGCTGGCCGTCGTCGGGCTGCTGGCCGGGCTGCACCCGGGTGCCGGTGCCCTGCGGGGCGTCCGGCAGGGCGGCGGCCTGGAGGGCGCGGAGTCGGGCGTCGCGTTGCTGGGCCTGCTCGATCTGGCCGGTGATCTGGTCGGCGCGGGCGAGCAGCTCGTCCATGTCGCCGGAGTACGTGTCGTCGGCGAGGAGGCGGAGCACCTCGTCGCGCTGCTCGGTGAGCGTCGGCGCGCCACCGGCGATGGGGTAGATCGGGTAGCGGCGGGTGGGGTCCTCGCCCCGGTGCGGCCGGCCCTTGCGGGTGCCGATCGCGCGGCGGGTGTTGCTCATCGCCGGTTCCTCTCGGTCCGTGGGACGTTGGCACGCCCCAGTGGTCTGGGTGTGCGTCCGTCTTTCACGGCCGGTGGGCGCCCCGGCGAACAGCACCCGTGGCTTGTACGTCCGGTACGGGCGGCCCGGATGTGGAGCACAGTACGACGGAGCCCGCCGGAGGCAGCTCGGCTACCAGCGGCGGGCCCGGGTGACGGGCGTCAGCGGCCTGCGGTGGCGAGTCGGAGACGGGCGGCGGCCCGGCGGCGGGCGGCCTGCTCGGCGAGGCGCGCGCGCTCGGCGGTGACCTGGGCGTCGAGGTCGTCGGCCGGCCCGTCGTCGAAGAGCGCGCCGAGCGCGGCCCGGACGGTCGTCAGCTTGGACCCGGGGACGGCGGCCATCCGCGCGGTGATCTGCGAGACCTCGACCAGTCGGGCGGACCGGATGTTGGTCATGGTGTCCTTGTACTCGTCGTCTGACATCTGGGCCAGCTTCTCGAAGGAGGGCAGGTCGGTGCGGACGAAACCGACGCTCAGCTCAGGTGCCGACCCGGAGCGGGCCATCGCCCTTGCGTCGCGCCCGGCTTGGGTGTCGTCGTAGCGGCCCCCAATCCACAGGCGGTCGGCACGCTCCTCCGCGCGGAAGACGCCGACCGGGCGGGCCGGGTCGTGCATGAAGAGGAACGCAAAGTCGCCTCGGCTGCCCTTCTTGAACGTGCCGGGGTGGAACGTCGTGCCGTACGAGTCGACGACTCCATACCGGCAGGCGATCCCTTCGAAGCTCCCGTCCTCGCCGTCAGCGACGCGCCACTCGACGGCGTCCAGCTGCCGCAGCTCCAACTCGGCCATCAGCTCTGTCCCTTCTTCAGTGCGTGCTCGGCGTACACCTCGGCGACGCCGTCCATCAGCCCGCGGTGCGCGGGCGACAGGCGCGGCGAGTAGCGGTAGACGAGCATGCCGTCCGGCCGGGGCCGGTCCAGCTCGTAGACGATCCGGCCGTGGGCCATGGCCAGCGCGCGGGGCGGATCGCCGGCCGGGTCGCGGCGGACGGCGATGCGAGTGCCGTCGTAGGGGCCGCGGCGGACCTCGGCGAGCGGAATGCCCGGCGGCCGGTAGGCGCCCCGGTACTGGGCCTGCTCGGCGGCCTGGAGGATCGCGGGGACCTCGCCCCGCAGCAGGGTGGCCATGTCAGTTCTCCTCGTACTCGAACAGCAGGGTGCACCTGCAGTTGATCGACTGTGCGGCGGGGGCCGCCGGGTCGCCGGGCCACCGGGACTGGGTGGCGGTGAAGCGCTTGTTCAGCGGCACGGTGGTGCCGTTCGCGACCCGGTGTGACTGCCGCGTCCGGGCGTCGTTGGTCGCGAGCCACTTCTTCCGCACGGCGCCAGCCTCCAGCGCGGCCATCACCGCGGCGGCGTTGTATGCGCCTACCGTCTCGGTGCGGGCGATCATCGTGGCCCGGTAGTCGGCGAGGTCCGTGAAGACCTTCTGCAGGCGGGCCCGCAGCTGGGGGATCGACTCGCCCTCCGCAACACCGTGCTGCAGCAGCTGCGACTCCAACACCTGCCGGGTGGTCGCGGTGACCCGTCCGGCCAGCTCATCGACCCGGTCAGCAAGGGCCTGCGCTACGTGGGGCTGCTCCAGGTCGAAGCCGTCCTGCACGCCCTCGCCGCCACGCTTCCACGCCCGGCGGACGAACGGCGCCAGCGCCTCGGCCGTACGCCGCTTCCAGTACCTGGGGTCGAACAAGTCCCGGGCGCGGATGCGCTCCTCCCAGCCATCCGGGCCCGACGCTACGTCCAGCTCGGTCATCTCGGCGGCCGACACCTGCTCGGGGTCCGGGGTGACGATGCGGACCCGACCCTCGACGGCCAACGCGGCGGCCTGCCCGCGCAGCCCGGCGAGCCACTCGGCGGACCTCTGGGGCTTACCCATCAGCCGGTCGAAGTCCCGAAGGACGGCGGCGGCCTGCTCCTTCGCGAGGCGGCGGACGGCGGCCCGGCCCTCGGCCTCGATCGCGTCGTACGCGTCCTGCACCTCCTGCGCTGACGGGCTGTTGACGCGCGTCACCTGCGGCGGGCCCGGGGCGATCGACAGCGGCCGGTGCGGCCCGGCGAGCGCGGCGGCGACCCGGGCGGCGAGCTGCTCGACCAGGTCATCGGTCGGCGTGGCCATCAGCGACAGCAGGCCAAGGTCAGCGCGGGCACCAGCGGCCGGGGCCTGCGCGGGGGCGAACTGGGCGCGGTACGGGGTGATGGTCTGGTCGCCGATGCCGCCGGGCAGGGCGGGCTGGCCGAGTTCGGCGCGGGCCTCGTCGATCGTCAGGAGGTCCGAGGCGGTGTTGTCCCGAACCCGGGTCGCGCGGGAGTCCTGGGTCTCCTGCAGCGCGTCGACGCTGTCGTAGTCCCAGCCGGCGTCTTCGGCGTCGGACGGGAGGAGCCGCAGGTCGACCTCGCTGGCGATGACGTCCAGCTTGGGCTTGATCGTGTCAGACCACAACGTCGCTTTGCTGGCCGCCCGGTTCTCGTAGGTCGCGCCCCCCATCAAGTAGTCCCGCGGTACGCCGAAGGCGAGCATGACCTCCGAGGCGTTGGCCATGCGGGACTCCAGGTAGTCCATCTCCTCGGCCGTCAGCCCGACCCGCGAGTACGACGGCGTCGACCCGGCCGAGCCGGGCGGGGAGGCGATCAGCAGTGCGCGGCCGGCGTTGGCGGGCCCTGCGACGCTGGACTTCCAGGAGGCTACTGCCTGGTTGTACGGGCCCTCGGCCATCTCGCCGAGGTACAGCACGCCGGTCGGGCTCGCGCCGTTCTTGTACGAGGAGCGCTGCCACTCGCGGGCGTAGGCGTCCATGTCGACCGCGTGCCGCGCGGCCTTCCACGGGGCGAGGCAGCCGAGCGGCTCGAAGGGGTGCGGGTACCGGATCCACAGCACCTCCTCAGGAAGGAGGGGGATGCGCTGCCCGTCGGACCGGGTGACGACGAAGCCGAGGATGTCGCGCGCGGTGGGCCGGTCGGCGGCCGGCCGGTCGACGACGACCTGCACGGGGTCGTAGATGTTGTGGACGGCCTGGACGTCGCCCTGCCGGGTCTCGCCGCGGTCGAGGTAGACGAAGCTCTGTCCCGCCAGCTCGGCCTGCTGCAGCAGGATGTTCTTGAACACCCGGGCGCTGATCTGCTCGTTGGGCCTCTTGTTGAAGAGGTGCGCGACCGGGTGCCCCACGATCTCGTCGCCCTCGGCGTTGCGCACGACCATGTCGACGGACGCGCCGTTGTCGGCGATCGCCGCGACGCACCGGTACGCCACCGCGCTGTTGGAGTAGCCGCGAGCCTCCGCGTCGAGGTCGAGCGTCAGCGTGCTGCCGGACGACAGCACGAGCGGCCGCCGGTCCCGCAGGGTGTCGAGGGCTGCGGGCGCGGCGGAGCGCCGTCCGAATAGGGCGTGACGGGCGTCAGCGAGGCGTCCCACCAGCGTCATCCTCTCGTCAGGCCGCGGCGGCGTAGTTGCCGGCGGCGGTGAGCATCAGGTGTGTCAGGGCCCAGACGAGGGCGTCGAGGCGGTCGGGGGAGTCGGCGAGGCCGGGCACCCAGGTGGTGAGCTGGGTGGTGAGCTGCTCAGACGCGACGACCATGTGCGCGGCGTGCTGCTCGAAGACTGCGGCGATCGGCTCGGCGCGGGTGAGCTTGCCTCGGGAGGCGCTCACGGTGCGGTAGTTGACGGTCGGGTCGACCTGCCGCACGACGGTGCCGATCCACTCGCCGCCGTTGTTGACCTCGGCCACGATCGCGTCCGCCCGGTGCGCGTGGTACGCCTCGACCGCCTTGCGCGCGGCATCGATCGGACGCATTCGGCCGGACAAGTCGTCGATCACGTAGCCGTGCTGGCGCATCGTGCCGTTGATGTCCGGCACCCGGGCGGCACCGAGGCCGGCCACGATGATGCCCATCTCGTCCGCCTCCTCCGTGGAGGTGGCGGCCGGGTCGATCGCGACGACGACCCGGGCGAGCGGCGGGGCGGCGCCGACGCGGGTGGCGTCGAGCAGGCCGAGCGACCACAGCGCGCCCTCAACGTCCGTCAGCACCTCGCCGTCCAGCTCCTGGCGCTCCAGGCGGGTGCCGGCGTACTGGGCCAGGAGCTTGGTGCGCATCATCTCGGGGAGGTGGGTGGCGTCGCGGGTGCGGCCGCGGGTGGTGATGACGTCGGCCCGGGCGAGGAGGTCGGTGATCTCCTTGCGCGGCTTCGGGGTGGTGCTCGCGATGTAGTGGGGGTTCGCCCCGATGCGCAGGCCCATGGCGGAGTGTGCGAGGGCGGGGCCGAGGTGGCGCATCGCGGCGGCTTCCTCCAGCCAGACCAGGCACCTGTTTCCGCCGGAGCGGAGGCGTTCGACGTCGTCCGGGGTGTGCGCGCCGAACAGCTTGGCCTCGGCCCCGCTGGGCCACTTCGCGTAGGTGCCGCCGACGGTGGTCCGCAGCATCACCCGGGCGTCGTGCGCCTTGAGCCCTGACGGGCCGTTGACGGCCGATTCGACGGCGTCGCCCTGCGTCGGGGCGATGATGCTCATGCGGTGGCCGCCCGGCAGCCGGGGGTCGCACGGCGGGCCGTTGACGTGCGCGACCATGTAGCGCGCGCAGCCGTCGGTTTTGCCCGTTCCGCGGCCTCCGAGTTGCAGCCACATGCCGTGCGTCTCGATCTCCCCGGGCGCCACCTGCCACGGGTACGGCGTCCACCGGTCCCACCGGGCCTGCCACAGCCGGGCCGCCAGCTCCCGCTCCAGCACCTCCAGCTCTTCGGGGGTGTAGGTCTCCAGCTCGGCCAGCTGCTCGGGGGTCACTGGCCGGCCTCGGCGATCTGCTCGGCCAGCGCCCGGATGCGGGCGATGCGCTCGTCGGTGGGCTCGGTCTTGATGCGTACGGGGGCGTCGAGGCCCCAGAGTCGGGCGTGCCGGTCCATGGCGCGGATGACGACTTCGGCGGCCCGGGCGTCGCCTGCTGCGGCCTTGGGGAGGAGGCCCTCCAGGATGGTCTCCAGGACGGTGATCTGCTCGCCGATGAGGGCGTCGCGGTCGGGGGCGGTCTCCTTGGCGCGCTCGCGCAACGCGGACTGGACGTACGTCCACGCGGTCTTGCGGTTGACGCCGAGGGCGTCACCGATCTGCTGGTAGGTCATGCCGTGTCGGCACCGCATCTCGACGGCGTCGGATGCCCGGAACTTGGCCTTGCTGATGTCGGCGCGCTGGTGCGGCATGAAGAGACCTCCCTGCCCCGGAGGGTAGGGAGGTCTCTGGAAGGGGCAGCTCGGCTACCGGGTCATGCCGCGCGGAGCTGCTGCTCGGGCGGGTAGGTGGCGAGCCTCGGCTCCAGCCGTTCGACCTCGGCGCGCAGGGTGCCGCGGATCAGGCCGTCGGAGAGGATGCCGTGTCCTGCCTGCTCCAACGCGGTGCGCATGGCGGAGGTGCCGGGTCGGCGGCCGCCGTCGTACAGGCGGCGGATCACGGCACAGCGCGGGTCGGCGTAGGTGATCGGCGGGAGAGCGGGCGGCGCGGCCGGCCGCGGCGGAAGGACGGGGGCGGTGACGGCCGTCGGCTCCGTGTCGACGGACACCGGCCGCCGGTCGAGGGGAGGCTGGGGCTCGACAGTTCGGCCGACGAGAGCGCGGTACAGCTGGCGCATCAGCGCGGTGAACGCGAGCAGGGCGGCGGTTGGCGGGATCGCGGCGATGACCTGGGTGGTGGTGTCGACCTGGGCGCCGACGCTCACCACGTTGAGGACGATCGAGCCGGCCGAGCCGGCGGCGACGAGGATCATCGCAAGCCAGTCGAGGCGGCGCATCAGGGAGGCGCGGAGCACGAGCAGTTCGCCGGAGATGACGAACGCATCGAGGGTGGCCGGCCACGCCCAGGCGCGGGCACCGGTGAGGTGGTGGTCGGTGGCGAGGTCGTGCAGGGACTCGTACGAGAGCCAGAACGCGACGGCGGTCAGCGCGATCGTGACGAGGGCGGCGCCGATGGTGAGGCCGAGGACGGCCTGCTGCCGGTCGGCGGCGCGGGTAGGCTGGGTGATGGCCATGGGAGTGCATGCTCCTGTGGTCAAGGGCCCGCCCGGCGTTGCAGTCGCCGAGGTGGGCCCGTTCTGTTGTTGCTGGTCAGTCTACCGGTGACGGGCGTCAACGCGCCTACTGGGTGCGGGTGTTCAGGCGGCGAGGGCGGGCCGGGACCGGTACTCGCGGAGGCCGGCGGCGTGGGCCGCGCGGCACGGCCCGCACGCGGGGATGCCGAGCAGTACGTGCAGTTGGTAGCCGCGCGGGGTGGGGCCGTCGGGTCGCTGGTGCTGGGCGGTGAGGGCGGCGCGCCGGCCGGTGCGGATGCGGTCGGTGTAGGCCTGGTCGCAGACGCGGCAGCGTTCCTGGTTGCCGATGTGGCGGCGGCGGGCGTCCTCGGTGCCGCAAGGCGGGGCCGGGTCGACGGGCAGCCGGGGGAGGTCGGGGAGTTCGGTGCGGGGGGTGCCGCGGTCGTCGTCGGTGCGGCCGGCCCAGGTGCCCCATTCCTGGTGCTCGACGGCCCAGGTGTTGCAGGCCTGCCGGACGGGGCAGCGGGCGCACAGGTCGGTGGCCTGGTCGAGGGTGTCGGGGTCGTCGAACAGCTCGGGTTGGCCTGCGCAGGGGAGGAGGCCGGCCTCGGTGCGGGGGACGAACGTGGGCAGCATGGGGTCGGCCTCCTTGGGGTGGTGGGTGACGGGCGTCAGATGGGGCGGGGCTCTGCGGGGTGGGGCTGCACACGCACCTCGCCGATCGGCACCGAGGTGTCGCCGAACACCGGCATCTCCGCGAAGGTGGCGATCGGCCCGACGGGGAAGGGAAGGCGGCCCGTGCGGTCGACGGCATCCCGGATCAGGCCGAGGGTCGTCGGGTGCATGAGCACCTCTTGCGCCGGGTCGGTCCGGGTGATCCGGGTGGCAACGGATCGAATGGCGTCGTAGATCAGGCGGCCCCGTTCGATCTGCAGCTCGGCCTCGGCGCGCCGGGCCCTGAGCCGGATGATCTCCTCGGTGGCCGGTGTGCCGGTGAACGCGGGCCCCGGGTCGCCGTGATCGGCGGCCGAGGTCTGGGCCGTGCGCTCGCTGGCGGAACCGAGCAGCTGCCGTACGGCGGCGCGTGCAGCGGCGGCCGACGTGCAGGTCCGGCCCGGGTGGTCGATCTCACCGCAGTCCAGGCAGACGCGGACGAACCGGTGGGTGGGTACCAGCTGGATGGTGGTTCGGCGGGCGGCGCGGTTGGGCTGCGGGTCGGGTGCGTTGTCGGGGACGACGGTCTCGACGCGGCCGAGGGCGGTGTCCCAGGTGCGGCCGGGCCGCGGGGTGTGCTCGGTGGTCACTGGCGCTCCAGGGTGGTGACGAGATGGGCGAACTCGGCGTCGTAGTGGGCCTGCTCGGCGGTCGCGCGGTCGGTCTCGGCGTGGTCGCCGCGGATTGCGCCGAGCCAGTAGATGCCGACCAGGGAGCCGGGGCCGCAGATCGCGAGGATGACGAGAGCCACGGTGTTCTCCTCAGGGTTGTGGCCGCCCGCGGGTTGCGGGCGGCGGTGACGGGCGTCAGCGGGGTGTCAGTGGCCGTCGGGGTCGATGAGCTGGAGGCCGAGGGCTTCGCGGTGCTCGGGGTCGAGGACGAGCGCGACGGGCTTTCCGCCGTCGGTGCGGCAGCAGACGATGGTCGGCTCGGTGGGGTCGTCGGGGTGGATGACGGCGCGGTCCCAGGAGGCGACGATCGGGCCCGTGTTGGGCTCGCTGGTCGCGAGCGAGCGGATCTCCGCAGCGTCCATGCGGACGTGCCCGGCGGAACCGGGGCCGATGCCGGAGGCCGGCCCGTAGTAGGCGGCGACCCGGGCCTCGACCTCGCCAGCGATCCGGTCGAGGTGATCAGCGGCGCGGTGGAACGCGGCGGACTCGACGTCGGCGTACTCGGGGCTCTGCGGGTCCTCGCCGGCCAAGAGCTCGGTGAGGAGGGCGTTTCGGGCGGGGTCCATGTGGGTCTCCGTGGTGGGTGTGTGTGGTGGGCGGCCGGTGGGCGCCGGCCGCCCGGGGTGGGTGGGTCAGGCGCTGGTCTCGGCGTTCAGCCGGTCGGCCATGTCGTTGGCGGCGTATCGGCTGCCCATGCGGGCCTCCGGCTTGCCGGTGGAGGTGTCCACCACGGCGAAGCCGAGACGAACGGGCTCGACCACGTAGCGCGGCCCCTCGGGCTGGGGCTTGGCGTCCTTCGGCGGCTCGATGGGGTCCGTGGCCCGCACTTCGGTACGGTGCTCAATCACGCGGAACTGCCGGCGGGATCCCTCGATCAGGAACGCCTGCGCGCGAAGCGTGGCGGCTTCCTCGCTGCCATGGTCGCTGACGTAGGACCACGCGTCGGTGTTGTTCTTGCGGGACTGGAGCGTCCATGTGGTGTCGGTCCTGATGACGGTCTTGGAGGCGGGCTGCTGGGGGCGCGTGGGGCTCGTCGTCGGGGCGGCGGTGCTCGCAGCCTCGTGCATCGGCTTGTACGGGGCCTTGCCCGACCCCTTGCAGATCTCCGCGCTCTTGTCCTGCGGAAGGCTTCCGGTCGATCCGGTGCGGCCACTGTCCTTCGCCCGTCGGTGCTGCTTCATCAGGCCGTCCTTGGTGAGCAGCCCCGACCACCGGCAGTACTCGCAGCTTCCATAGTTGGCCTCCTCCGCGGGCTGCTCGGGGGCCGCGCCGTACACCTCGAAGGACTCGCAGGGCTGGAGCGGCTGCATGGAACGCTCAACGCGGGCGAGGTGGGCGTTCCATCGGGTCTCGCAGTTCCCGCAGAGGCGACCCGAGATGTCCTCGGACTGGTAGACGGTGGCGTCCGCGTTGCGGGTGATGGAGCTCCGGCACGCGGCCTGAAGGCGGCCGTCGGCGGTGCGGCGCAGGAAGGCGTGGGCCAGGTTGCCGGTGTTGCTGTAGGCCCACACGGCGTTCTCGTTGGTGGTGGTTTCCACAGGGGTCTCCTTCGCCTTATTCGTCGCGGTGTACGTACACCGTAGCGTGTGGTGTACGTACACCGCAAGGGGTCGCGGGCTTCCGACGTACGTACACCCGGGGTACTGTGTGGCCATGCCGAACGCCCCGAAGACCCAGCACCGCTCAGTCCGCTTCGACAACGACACGTGGACCGACCTACTCGCCGCCGCCAAGTCGCAGAACACCGACCGGGCCAAGCTCCTGAATGAGTTCGCCGCCTGGTACCTGCGACGGCCGGGCGCAAAGCTGCCCGCTCGCCCCAACATCAGCGACTGGAGCGACCGAACCGAGGCACTTCCCGAGGCCTGACCCGCCCTGCCCCACAGCCGCCGGCCGATGCCGCGCGGCTCTTCGTGCTGCCCTGACGGGGACGGCTGCTGCATGCGTGGCTCCTGTGTGGCGGGGCTGGGGGGCGCGTGGCGGGCCGAGCGCGCCCCCGTGGTGTCCGTGGTCCGGTGCGGGGCTGTTCGGCCGTTAGGCGGGCGTCTGCGGGCCGCTGGGGGCTACAGGCGGCCGGGGGCGTCCGCGAGTCCGAGCGGGTTGCGGGCGCCGTGGTCGGGGACGTTGGCCTCGGTCATGGACTGGATCTGAAAGTCGATCGGCGCGGACTGGCCGGCGGTCTTGGCGATCAGGTCGGACAGGGCGATGTTGATCAGCAGCCCGATCCGGCCGTTGAAGTGGGCCGTCTCTTCGTCGGGCAGGATCAGTCGGAGGTCGATGTCCCGGTAGGCGGCGGTGCGTAGGACTGAGCCGACGAGGTAGACCGGGCATCCGAAGGCGGCGGTGATGGGCCGGCAAGCCCAGTCGAGGCGGTGGAAGTCGGGTGGGCTCAGGTAGCTGGCTCGGGTCATGGGTCAGGCCTCCGGCGCGCGCTGAACTGGCTCGGCGTCGTGGCCGTCGACGGGGTGCCGGTCGTGGGCCCACCATCCGCCGGTCGGGCAGTCGATGTAGCCGACCGGGCCGGCGCACACGGCGCAGGTGATCCGCAGGTCCCGGGCCTGGCTGGCGAGCCGCGCGTTCTCGGCCTCCAGTTCCTGGACCCGGGCGAGCAGGGCGGGCACGTCGGTGCGGGCCTGGGCGATGAACTGGGCGTCGTCGAGGGCCTGCTGGGCTGCCCACGCCTCGGCGTCCTCGCCCTCGTCGTGGGGGCAGAGGTTGGAGTCGACGTAGGTCTCGGCGTCGATCTCGGCGATCTCGCAGTCGGAGCGCCAGGTGCTGCGGCTGAGGGTGGCGAGGTTGGCGCCGATGTTGGCGTGGTCGCCGCCGTCGTAGACGCCCCAGGGTCCGGGGGTGGCAGCCTGCGCGCGGGCCTGGATGGCGTCGAGGTCGGGGTGCTCGGTCATGGCTCAGGCCTCCTGGGCGGCGTGGTAGGCGGCGATGTGGCTGGGGTGGAGGGGGCCGTCGAGGTAGGGGCCGATGTCGCCGGCGATGCCGGCGGGGTCCTGGCTGGCGTCGATACGCTGGAGGGTCTGCTCGATGAGCCACAGGCGGACGCGGGCGTCCTCGGCCTGCTCGCGGAACCGGGTGTTCTCGGCGGCCAGGGCGTCGCGCTGGCTGGTGAGGCCGTCGATGACGGTGATGGTGTCGGTGTCGCCGCGCTGGCCGGCGAAGTTCAGGACGGACTCGGTGGCTCGCCAGTCCAGGCCGTCGGGGGTGGGCACGTCGGTGGGCTGCCATTCGCCGTTGCGGTACGCCTCGGTGACGCCGATGGCGCGGCGGTAGCGGATGGTGGTGTTGGCGGCGTCCCGGCCCTGGTGCCAGTTGTCGCGGTGCCCGCGGGACAGTTCGCACCTGAGGAGCAGGTGCCAGTGGGTGGACGGGCAGCGGGTCTGCTCGCTGGCGGCGGGCTGGGTGTTCATCGGGTGGTCTCCTCGGCGGTGGTGGCGTTGGCGATTCGCAAGTACTCGTCGTTGATCTGCAGGAGCTTCTTCCGGAGGCCCCTCCCGGTACTGCAGCGGCCAGCGAGGATGGTCTGCTGCTCAAAGCAGAGCCCGCACTTGGGGTCGTGGGCTTGAAGCTCGGCGATCGTTCGGTCCCACGCTGCCTGGAGTTCGTCGATCCGGTTGGTGGTCATCGTGGCGTCCGGGCGTTGAGGCGGGCCTCGTCACGAGCCTCGGGCAGGGACAGATTGGCGGTGGCGCTGACGGTGCCGTTGGTGAGGACCCAACCGTGGCTGAAGTGACCGCCGTCGCCGCCGGTGTTGAACGTCCATCCGATGTGCCGCCGACTGCCGCCGGTCTCGTCGGCGTGGACAGCGCGGAGGTCGGTGGCGTTCAGGTGGGTGTGCTGGGCGTGGCGTGCTGCGTCGCGTGCGGTGCGAATGCGGGTCACGGTGGTCTCCTCAGGCGGCGGGGCGGGTCTGGTGGGTGCACTCGCCGAGCAGGCAGGCCCGGACGGTGTCGCGCCACTGGTCGGGGCTGACGAGGCGGTAGCGGACGCCGCGGCGATGCTCGCGCTCGCGGTCACGTCGGGCGCGGGTGAACGTCGTGGCGGCGGTCTCGTCGCCGAGCAGGCTGCCGGTGGCGCATCCGTTGGGCTCGTATCGGACCCAGCGGCACGCGGCGAGGGGGTGGTTGACGCCGTCGAGGGTGACGGTCAGGAGCAGGGGGCTGGGCATGAGCGGGTCTCCGTTCAGGCGGCTTCGGGGATACATCCGGGGTGGCGGTCTGATCGGCCAGGGCGGGGCAGCATGTGCCGGCCGCAGACGGTGCAGGAGACCCAGCCGGACACGGCGGGCGTGGTGTCGGCTGATTGGTCGTTTGCGGGTCGCGCGCCCGCGTGGACCTGTGGCTGAGGTGGGAGATCAGCCGCGTCGTGGTGGTGGAGTGGGTCCCTACCGGAGGTAGGTGTACTGGTACCCCCCGCCACGGACGCTGTCCGGATGGCGTCCACGGACGCTGTCCGGGAGCGTCCATGGACGCTGTCCGGATCCTCGGATGGCGTCCACGGACGCTGTCCGGAACCCCCGCCACGGACGCTGTCCGGAACGCAGTCCACGGACGCTGTCCGGATGGCGTCCACGGACGCTGTCCCGGTGAGGAGTTCCTTCATCTCGCGAGCCTTCTTTGCCGCATGCGCCCGCTTCTGTCGGGTCTCCGTGAACAGCGGCATGTGTGCTGCCCAGTCCAGGCGCTGACCGGTCGGCATCAGCAACTGGTAGGTCTGCGGGGCATTCGGCCGACGGCGGCGAGCCAGGATTCCGACTGCCACCAGCACGGCCACAGCACGGGTCACGGTCTCTGTGGTGCACCCACAGAGCACGGCGAGGGTCTCCCGAGACGGCCACGCGTTGCCGCCGTCGGCGTCCGCGTAGGTGGCAATCCAGTACCCGACCTGTGCCACCCGGGCCTGATCCCGGTTCGCGATGCGGAGCGTCTCGGCACGGAGTGCGTTGATCCACGCGTTCCGCACAGACTGCACGCGCTGCTCGGCGGGTCTGTCAGTGGCCATCGGTGGTACTCCAGAGCAGGGGTGGTGGAGGAGTTGGTGGCCTGGGGCGGGGGACAGGGCCGCCCCGCCCCAGGCGGTCTGGCGGGTCAGTCCGTCGGCGCGAGGACCTCGGCCACCGCCGCGTCCTCCAGCCGGTCGGCGACCTGGCGCAGGATGTACGCGGCCTGGGCCTTGGTGAGGCCGCTGCCGCCGTGCTCCAGGACGACGGTGGACCCGTTGGGCCCCGGAGCCGCGGGGCGGACGATCAGGAAGAAGAGGGCGTCGGTGCCGTCGATGACGGCCAGGCCGGTCTCGGGGGTGCTCATCGCATCTCCTGGGGGTTGGGTTCGGGGCAGGCTGCCCGCAGTGATGTTTCTGCTCTGGCGGCCAGGGCCGTCACGCCGCCGCCTTGGTGGTGCCGGTGGTGGCGAGGCGCCGGTCCGCGGCCGCGTTCGCGGCCTTGCACGGGTCGCAGGCCTCCTGGCCGTCCCGGCGGTGTCGCTGGTAGCCGCTGCGGGTCCCGCACTCGGCCGGCTCACGCCGTGCGGCGGCCTGCGCGGCCCGCTCGCGCTCGGCGGCACTGCACGCCTTGCACGGGGTGGTCCCGGCACGCCGGTGCCGCTGGTAGCCGGCCGCGTCCCCACAGCCCTCGACCGGGACACCAGGTTCGGCGGGGCGACGGGTCCGGGCGTAGAGGTGTGCTCGGGCCACGGGGGCCAGCCCACCGCGAATGCCGTGCCTGCCGGCCTCTCCCCGGTTGCCCTCGATGGCCATGGCGTCGGTCAGGCACTCTGCCCGTACGGGGCAGCGGTGGCAGATCGACGTGGCGTATGCGGTCTGAGCGATCCCGGTGGCGTCGGTGTAGCTGATGGGGAACCAGAGTTCGGGGTCCTGGCCGGTACCGGGGCCGCAGGCGGCCTGGACGCTCCAGCTCACTGGGCACCACCGCCGATGCGCTCCTGCCCGACCCGGTACAGCAGCGCGCCCAACTGCTCCTCGGCGCCGTGCTCGTTCGTCACGATGGTGCCGTGGAGGTTCTCCTGCTTGATCTCGTAGTTGATCTGGGCCAGCCGCTGGCGGCCGGTGGTCGGCCGCAGGATCTCGTCGAGGTAGTCACGGGCCGACCGGGTGGGGGCCTCGCCCCGCTCGATGCGCGTCGAGTCGGGGTCCGGGTCGCCGGTCGGCACCATGGCGGCGGTCAGCAGCAGCACGCGCAGCGCGACGCTCTGAGCCTTCGCGGTCGCCTTGTCGGAGTAGTCGAGGGCCTCGCCCGCGGACTGCCACATGCCGGGCATCGTGTCGCCCTTGGGGCCGATGATCTGCCACGTCACGGTGACCGTGCACTCCCGCGCCTTGCCCGAGGTGCGGTACTCGGTGTCGACCTTGACCGGGGCGACGATGATGCCGCGGGCCCGAGCGGCCGGGCCGATCGCGTTGACGGTGCGGTCGACGCCGCGGAAGTCGTAGTTGCCGGCGCCGTTGGAGCGGAACTGTCCGCCCTTGCCACCCTTGGCGATGGCCCGGACGTCCCTCATCAGGCGGTTCCACGCGATGTGCACGGGGACCTGGTCGGGGTCGCCCGGGCCGGGCTCGAACTCGTCGTGGTCGGGCAGCTCGACGTGGGGGGTGGTGGTGTGTGCCTGCTCGGGCGCGGGCTCGGCGGTGCCAGCCAGCATGGCGGCGTTCTCAGCCAGACCCATGGTCAGGACTCCTTGCGGGGCTTGAGGCGGAACTTCGGGTCGATGTCGAGGCGCTCGCCGCGGGTCGTGCGCACGCAGTCCGCGTACGCCTCCGGCCAGCGCTCGGCGAGGCGCTCCAGGTCGCAGGTGGACCGCTCGGTCGGCTCCAGCGAGTACGCCCGCTGGTCGCCGAGGACGGCGGTCTGCGCGGCGCCGAGGTGGCGGAGCATCTCGGCCTGCGCGGCAGCCTTGCGGCGGCGGGCGGCCTGCTCGGCGAGGCGGTTCTGCTCGTAGTCGATGAGCGCGTCGTGCGCGCCCTCCGCCCGGTCGAGGTGCACGACGCCGTCCCGCTCGGGGTGCTGGCGCCGGTACATCTCGACCAGCCGCTCCGGGTTGCCGCTGTGCGGCGGCCGGACTCGGGCGAGGACGTTGTCAGCCCAGAACCGGCCGACGGCGGTGATGATGTCGGCCGTCACCCGGGTGTAGGCGTCGGCCCGGATGACGCCCTGCCGGTAGTCGTTGCCGCCGATGAGCACGGCGTAGTGCATGTGCCGGTAGCCGGTGACGGCCATCTGCCACAGCACCTGCGCGAGGACGTCGTCCGGCGCCCCGGTGTGCCAGCGCTCGGCCTTGAATGCGCTGCGGGTCTTGACCTCCAGCGCGCACGCCTCACGTCCGGCCTCGGGCAGTGGGCACTCGGCGACGCGCCGGTCAAGGGTGGCACGCATCCACGACTCGTCCTGATGAGCGACCAGGCCAACCCGGCGGACCACCGATCGGTTGCGGCGGGCCCACTCCCGGGCGACGGGCTCCTCGAACACCGTGCCCCAGTAGGCGGGTTCGCCAGCGTCGTCGACCAGCTCGCCGAGCTTGTCGAGGTAGACCCGGAGAGGGGTCGAGTAGTCGCCGTCGACGACGCCGAGGATCCCAGCGACGTCGCTGGAGCCGATGCCGTCGCGGCGGGCGGACAGCCACAGATCGCGGGGGGCGTCGGCGGGGAGGAGGAGCCGGGCGGTCGGGGTGATGCGCCGCCCGGCGGCCGGGGCCGAAG